ATAATTTTGCCCGGTTGTATCTGCAACTAAATCTATTTCATTTAAAAATTCAGCATCTTGATATTTTTGAAATTCAGCTATCTCATGTTTTGTCATAAACAAATTAGCAGAATTTAATGTGCTAGATGCTTTTGTTTTAAACATATATTTTTGTCTGTCGTTTTCTAACGTTGCTTCAGAATCTTCTAATAATTTTGCTAACTCAGCTTTTTTTTGATCTAATACTGTTATAGGTTCGTCAGTTTCTGGGTCAAACCCAACTCGTTGAATAGCTGCATTGCCTTGTAAACTGGCAAATTCTAATTTGGCTTGATTTACTTTTGCTGTATATTCATTAGTTTTTTGTGTAGTAATAGCATCATCTCTTTCTTCCTGTATTTTTAATGCTAATTCTCCTATCTGTTTTTGTGCTGCTCCTAATTCTTTAATGTCGTCAGTAACAACATCTTGCATTTGTTGTACATTGCCACCTCGTAACATAGGTGGTGCATTGCTTTCTAGTTGAACTGTTGGAACTTGTAATACCATAATTATTGTTTTCCTATTTGATATCCTTTAGATCTAGCATATGTTAATGCAGCAGTTCCAGCACCAGTTAACAATGAGCTACTCATATTTAAAAATGGACTAACGCTACTTGCACTGGCAAACATACCACCTGCGGAAACTCCTAACATATCAGACTCAATATTTGCTTGCACTCCTTGCAATCTCATATTACCTACAGCTTTTACTTTATTAACATTAATAGTTAACCTATCTATTTCGTTTAAAACTTCTTGACTTACTTCTACATCTCTAGAACTACCATAACCAGCAACACCTCCTCTAGCTCCCATTGAAGCCCTTCTCTGACCTTGCTGTTGTCCTTGTTGTAATGATTTTAATTGTGCTTGTTTATTGTATTGCCTTGCTATATGTTGAGCCTGACTTTCTATAGATTTGGCATTAATTTTTGCCATGTATTGTTGATGCTCAAATTCTAATGCCTGACTTTTTAACTGGTTTTGTTTAAATTTAGATTCAAAATATCCACCAACTAAGCCGGGTATAAAACTACCGGCAGACATTACAGATCCAAACTCACCTAATCCAGTTGCAAATTTACTAGTTGCCATAAGCACAACACCTTCCTATATAAGTAGTATACAAACCGTTTATCGCTTTACGGTCACACTATCCACCAATAGCAACTTCTAGTGTTAACCCGACTACTGTTAATGGTAATGGGTCTGTTTGACGTACAAAAATTTGTCCATTATCTTGCCAAGTAGGAGTTAACATAATTTTTATATCTTCTGTTTTTAAATTAGGTGGTGAACCATAAGGTTCTGTTGTACGTTGTTTTGCTTCTATTAATTTATCTGCACTAGGGCCAGCAAAAATACCAGAACTTTCTAATACACGCAACCAAACATGGTTAAGGTTTTTTACACGGCCTTGCCCAAATGCTTCTGTTTGTAATGCTAAAGGTAATGTTTGTAGATCACTGTTGTATGGCAAACCAACATGAACAACACTAGATGCACGATCTAAAGTAACAGAACCACTAGCAACTGTTTTTTGTGGATGTACAGCACCATCAGCCAAAATACTGACAAGTTTACCTTCAAGATGTGTTAAACCTGATATAACATTTCTTGCAACTTCAAAATTTGTAAGTCCTGTATTTCTTAAACTTGCTGGTAAATCTACATCTAGTTTTACAGTTGCTACAGTTGCATTTGTTGTAGCAGTAATATTGCAACGATAATAATTTGTACCGTCTACTAAAACAATTGCATCACCTACATCATCAACATTAGGAGGTGCATTAAATAAATTGTAATTAGCAGTTATGGTAACGCTTTCTCCTCTTGTATAATTTGTACCGCCAGAAATAGTTACGGTACGACTTGCGTCTGTATTTGTACCGTCATAGGTTGCACCTGCGTCAACAAAAAAACCATCTCGTGCTTTGTCATACAATCTTGTATTTAAACGTTCTATATATTTCTTTGTCGCACCATTTATAGTTCTTTTTACAACGCAATAAAGAACATCATCATTACCTTCAGACACTGTTGCAATGCTTTCAAATGTACCATCGGTATCATGTTGATGCCATGCACCAATAGTTTGTTCTGGTACATAAGTAAAACCTAATAATTTACCGTTACTGCTAACAAACCAAACAATAGGAACTGGAGCTTTTGCCAATGCCATATCTGTTACTGTTAGATTATCAAATAAATGTGGCGCACGAAGTGATAAATCACCTGTAATAAAACCATTGGCTTGCCAGTTATAACCAAGTTCTCTAACATGACCACCACGAGCAGCAGCATATACCATACTGTTATTTACAATTACTGGTTGTGCATTGTTAGCACCTACATATGATTGTGGTTTTACTGATATAGAAGAAGGTGTTATAGCATCACTGTTAATTGATGACACTCGCCATTCTGCTGATCCAGTAAGCATAAGCAAGTTTGTTAATGGAACAATGTGTCTAATTGTATTTGCTTCACGAGCAGCAACTTTAAATTTAATTCTGTCATCATCTCGTATCGGTAAACCAAAAGATAAATTACTTTCAGTACCTGATTTGGTCATCAAAATAGTTTGAGGATCATTATTTGTGCCAGCAAAAACTCTTCTTTGTTCAAAATAAGAAACAGCACCGGGAAAATTATTTGTAGATTGAAATTCGTTTTCGTATATAGGTGGTGTTCTAGTAAAGTTTGGTGCAATGTTTGCATCAATAATAGTTGTAGTTTCAGTTTCACCAAGAAAACCAAATATACCAGCTTGTTCTTTATACACTCTGTATTTTGATGCGCCTGTTACAGCAGTCCATGTAATAGTATTTTTTGCTCCTGTCACATAAATATTATTATTAACAGATGCAGAACTAGATTGTGCGCTTTCGTCTATTAAATTACTAGCAACTGCTGTTACTACATATTCATGCGCTTCATATGTATCAGTGTTAGTACTGCTAGATGAAGGGATATATGCACTAACAGCTACGTTTGTAGGTGATGCTAAAGGACTAGCAAAATTAATAGTTTTTAATTCCCATTTTGTTGCACTTAATCTTCTTAATTCTCTTGGCGCATGATTAGGGTGAACTATTGTTATAACATCACCAGATTGCACATAATGTACGTCAAATAATTCTGCTTCTAAATATGGATGAGGTATTTCATATGTAAGATCTGCTGGTAATGCATACCAATTTGTAGAGTTTGGTGGTTGGCTATTAGAATGTGCAGTCTTAGCGTAATAATTTGTACCGCTATACAAAGCTATATCACCAACTACATAATTAGTACTGTTACTCCATGCAGAACCTGCAACATACACTAATGTTTGACCTTGTGTATGAAATCTAAAATATAAATTACCAAACTCAATTACCATTGTTTGAGTTGTATTAAATGTAAAATTTAATAACCTAACAGCTTTTGTGCTGTCTTTTACTTCTGCTACATATTTTAAACCTGCTCTGTTTTCTGCTGGCCCTTGTGGTTTTGCAATAAAGTTACGCATCGTTGCTGCGCCTTGTTGAAACTTAGCGTCATCTATACGTCCAAACATTTCTGGTGATATCTCACCTCCAGAAAATGATCTAGAAAACGTGCGTGTAACTGGCATTGATTACCTCCCTGATGTCCAAGGTACTATATGTTCTATTGTTATATCTCGATGTAAATTGTCTGCTTGTTTTGCACTAGCTAAATATGACATCATCATTTGCGTACTACGTTTTGCTTCTGCCATTCCTTGATCGCCTTTAATTACTGGCCCTGCCAACATTGATGCCAAGTGCCATGACAATGTAACAACAAATAAACTAGAAAATAAAGATGCGTCAGTTACAAATGCTTGATAACGCAACATAGCATTTTCTTGGTTTGTATAAATTAAATCTCCTTCTACTGCAAATTGCTGTGGTGTATATTGTCCAGCTACAATTGTTGGTGCGTAATTAGATGTAATCCCTCCCGGTGTATCACCAGCAGACATTCTTGTAGCGTAATCGTTTTGTGAAGTTGGAGATATTATTGCGACAGGTGACATCATATCGCTAGGTGCTTGATATGCATAATCCCATTGGGCAAGAGTATTAGTCGTTAATGCTAAGTTGCCACGTTCTGATGCAAAATTCCATGTATGCATTTCTAACAAAGTGTCTCTAGCTATCGGATAAAAACGTGCAGCTTTTTCTGCTTGCGCTGATCCTTCTGGTGGGGATAGCGAAGCTATTGTTGCATCATCACCCAAGTGCGCTAGGGCAAGGTTGCAAATATCTACTTCAGTTGCCATTACATCTCCTATAAAAAGAGGAGGTCAGCAGTATTACCACTAGCCCCCTATAAACAAAATAAAAGGACTCAGCCTATTTATTAGCTGCTTCAAGTTGAGAAATTAAAGTATCTTTTGTTTGTCTTCTATCAAGTTCAATACCGATAGAACGACCATAAACTTCAAGTTCTGCTTTAGTCATCAGTTCTAAATTAGTCGTTTTTACAGGTGTAGTAGACGCTACAGGTGTCTGAGGTTCAGACCCACTAACTAGTTCGAGATGTTTGCAAAACTCTCCGTTATACTCAAATTCTTCGCCCGGCTCTCTTATAGATTGCCCTACGAAACACTTGATTTTAGCTTTGTAAATAGGCATAAGTCATCTTTAATTTTAAGCTACGGTAAAGCCAGAAGCATAGAACTTTCTACCATCACCGATTGTTTCTACTACATCAGCAGTAACTTTACCAGCGTTAAAAGTACCAGCAATTGTGTATCTAGCACCAAGGTATCTTTGACCTTTACCAGCAATTTGTGGGTTTAAACGTACTACTACGTTTTTACCTAATGTAAGTGCTGCTGTAAGAATAGCATCGCTGCTACCAATAACAGTAGGACTAGACAAGTTAGCGTTTGCACTAGTAATAACTTCAAACTTTACGCTTGTACCGTTTGCTAATGCAGTGGTAACAGCAAAGTTCATGTATAAAGCAGTACCTTCACCCATGTCTCTAGCAACACCTAAATCAACAGTGTTTGTAGAAACAGCAGTTGTAGTAAGTGCTTGATCTTCGCTTACTCTGAGCAATGAATCTGTAATCATTTTGAATCTCCTTTAATAATAAATAGATTAACTTACCGCAGCTTCGGTATTGATTAGCGCATCTACTCTTCTTAGAGGAACTCCTAAGAATGATAAGTAGCTTTGTGCTGTACCAAACTGTGATAAACCTTCTTGAATTGCTAAAACAGACTGTGACTTGTCAAGTGCTGCAATAGATAATCCTGAGTGAACAGTTCTATTCATGTAGAACGCTGCTCTTCCCATAGCCATATTAGGAATTCTATACAATGCTCTAGCCATTAATTTAATAAGGGCAGTTGATGTAGTAGATGCTTGTGTTCCAGTGCTTCCTAATAGGTCAGAAATGTCAATATTGCAAATACGAACAACGTATCTCCAATCTTTAACAACCAATCCATTTTTCCATTGATAACGAGTAGCAAAAGCTTGTAGTCTTGTGCCATCACTGTTGTAAACAGTTTGCTCACCTAAGTCTTCGTGTGTTAAACCTGCTTTAGATCCTTTAGGGAAAGGACAATAAACAGTGTTGTCACCCCAAACAACTAGATATACAGAAGCATTATCAGAACCTGATCCACCTGCACTAAGAATGTTTACTGCGTTATCCGCTGAAAGATCACCGTATCTTGGTGCAAGACCTAGAAACTTTTTAGGATCTGTTCCGGGATTACCGTAGAACATTGTTTCTGCCTGTGTCTGGTTCATTGCTTCCAAGAAAGCAGTGTCTTCAGATAGACGGAATTGTGCAGTGTTACCATTTAACATTGCTAAGTCTTTATCAACTTCAGATCTTGCTTCTAGAATTCCACAAGCTTCATCAATCTGGGCTGTTGTTGACTTAGTTGATGGAATACCTTGGTTTAATGCT